GGGAGTGGTCTTTCAGATACTTTTAATAATAGAACAGGAAGTTTAGTTTCTAGTACATTAACAAGCGATGCAATAAATAATTGGGTAGTTCCTACAGGTGTTTTTACAATTAAAGATGCAAACCCAACTTGGAACTTAGCCACTGGAGTTGGGTATTATGGAGCTTATAAGAATATTCTTGAGGCAGGTTCCTCGGATAACTTAGCGTACTGGATGTTTCCAACTTCTATCCCAGGAGCTAAGCATCATGGAGTAGCCGCTGTTTTCATAATAGGCCAGTATAGTTTAGCTGCCACAGGAAGTGTTACTTATGCAACTAATAGTACCTCTGTAGTAATTCCTTGCACTGCTGCTGTAGCTGGAATAGTAGGTTTCTCAGTAACAGGCATATCAAATGACCCTATTCCAGCAGGAGCTTATGTATCCTCGGTTGTACCTGGAGTTTCTTTAACAATTATTTACCCCGTAGTTAAAGCAGGAGCTACAATACCTTTAAGCTTTAGTTTACTGTTTACTTGGCAAGGAAGTTCACAAGCTTATGTAATGGCAAGATATATAGATTCTTCTAACTGTATCTTATTTGGTTATAGAGGTACTAACTATATTGGAGGTTCTGTATACAATGTGTCTACACAAAACTCAGATATTGTTCTTAGAGTTATCTCTGGTGGAGTTATAAATGACTATCCTATAGTTACAGACTCTACTTTTACAGGGATAGAATTAAGATTAGAGATGATAGGTTCTAAAGCTTGTTGCTATATCAATGAAGCTTTAGTTAAAGAAATACAGATAACCAAGAAAACAAATGGCAGTTTCACTGCTTTGAGCGGCGTAAATGGAAGCAATACAATAACTACAAGTAGCTATACAGGTTTAGAAATAGGGCAAGCAATTACAGGAACAGGGATTCCAAGTACAACTTGTATTTATGATATTAAAGTGACTAGTGGAGTTGCCACAATAACTTTAGGTAATAACCTAACTGCTAATGCTTCTGGAACGTACACAACTAATAAAGGTATCAATGTTAACGCAAGTATAATGTCTTCAGCAGCTACAGGAGTAGGTATTCGTGCTAAAGGAACTAGCATTGCTATTGATGGTTTTTGTTCTTATAAAATATTATAAAGGTACTTATGAGCATAACACCTTACAACCCCAAACTACGTGGTGGTGAAGATAAATTAGAGTTAGCTTATGACGCTGGTACAGGTAAATGGCATCCTTCTTATTAGGGAATATTTATGACAGTTAATTTACATACTCAAGGGAATAGTTTAAATCCAGACTCTTATGTTGAGTTACTTATACTAGATGCAAGTATGCTTAACAGTAAAATGCCTGCTGGGACAAGCTCTAGTACATTTAACCAAAGTTCAGATAATAAGTATTATTTAACAAACTCGCCTCCTGAGAATAACAGTACTGGAATTACATTTGGCGGGAAGTTATATACCTCATTTCCCTACGAATTAGGTAATATCGACACGCACGGAGATGGAACTGCAAATAGTAAACCTATTTTAAGTGTAAGTAATACTAATCAATTTTTCTTAGCTGCTGTGATTAGCTTAGGTGCTCTTGTAGGAGTACAAGTTACAAGAATACGTACCTTTTATACTTATTGTGATAATGGAAATACTCCCGACACTACACAAACATATCCACTTGAAACTTGGGTAATAACACGCAAAGAAGCTCAATCTAAAAGTGCAATTCAATGGACTTTAAGTTCTTTCTTAGACCGTCCAGGAGTTAAACTTCCACACTTACAGATATTTACTGATTCAGTTGCAGGGCATGTCGGGTTTCCAGGTGTAAGTAGGATTTTGATGTGATAAAAAATATTGACTTTTTTCATCAGCATGTGCTACAATGTTATCCACAAGAAGCAGTTTGTACTGTAAACAACAGTGTAGCTGTTGCACGTGAGAATATACATCCAGACCCAGTTAACAACTTTGCGCTTAGTAAAGAAGTTAGCTTAGAGGTGCAAATTAACAGGGAAAGTATATTACATTCACACACATTTATGCCGAGAACAACTGAAGATGCTAGAGTTCCTTCTTATGAAGATATGGTTGGAAGAAAAAGTACCAATGTACCTTGGGGAATTGTGCATTGCGATGGTTCGAGTGTCTCTGATATACTTTGTTTTGGTCACATTAACAATGAGCCATTGTTAGGAAGATACTATTTACATAATGTATTTGATTGTTTTACACTTGCAAGAGATTTTCTTTATAAACAATATGCTTATGATGTAGGACTACATCCTAGACCTTCTAACTGGGTAGAATGGAATCCCTACTATATAGAACAAACTTGGGATACTTTACCTTTTTACTCAATTCCAGTTAATCAATTACAATATGGAGATATCTTATTATTCAATATTGGCAGTAATATAATTAATCATATCGGAATTTACACCAAAGATAATAAATTCATACATCATTTACATCAAAGACTAAGCTGCGAAGACAATCTTAGTAAGTGGAATAAACAATTTAAACGTGCTATTAGGTATAAACATGGAAACACAGTGTACAGTTAAGTTATATGGGGAATTAGCCGAACAGTTCGGTGATAAGGAACATACTATGTTTGCAAAAGATATGGTAGATGTTGTGCGTGGACTTATATCTAACTTTGGAGTTCAATTCAAACATGTATTTGCTAATGGAGCTTATCAAATAGTTCTAGGAGAGAAACATGAAGATTATGTAACTGAAAAAGATAAACTTCTTTCTGAGAAGTTAATACAATTCCCAATTAAAGCACAATATGTACATATCTTTCCTGCTATACAAGGAGCTGGAGGCGGTGGAAGCAATCAGATTATTTTTGGTATTGCCTTAATTGCACTTGCTTTTCTTGTACCTTTTGCAGCTCCTATGCTGTTTGAAGCTACTGCAGCACTTGGGCCAGGGGCAAGTGCACTGGAGATGGCTACTGCTACTTATACTGCGGTAGCAAGTTCCACCATATTATCCTCTTTAGCTATAGCAGGAGCATTATCTGTAGTTGGAGGGATCATGTCCTTATTTGTTCCTGTTCCTAAGATGAATTATAGTGTTGCACAGCGTCAAAGTTTTATCTTTGGTGGCCCAGTTAATAACACACATCAAGGCGGAGCAGTCCCACTTATCTATGGAGAGTGTATGACAGGAAGTACAGTTATCTCCGCAAGTATTCAAACAGCCAATGTAAATTGGAACATGTTAACTTATGAACAGGTAATGTCTGGTGTCCAATACTAAACGATTTACAGCAACTAATAACCCAAATAAGTATTTCTCCGAGAACTGGGATGATACAATAACTGTACAAGAGTTACCAGAACATATCCAAGGAGCGGGTTGTTTTGGTAAAGGTACACTTGTACTTACAGCGCATGGGTATAAAGCAATCGACCAACTTACACTTATGGATAAAATCCTAGGGTACGATAGAGCAGGTGTGATCGAGTTTGCTAGAATTGCACAAATACATAAACATACTAAAAAAGAGTTTAGTGAGGATTTATATTTTGTAAGTTGTAAATCTGGGGTTATCTGGCCTAAAGGTATAACAGGAAATCATGCAGTTTATGATAAAGTTACAAATAACCATAAGTTAATTAGAGATTTTGCCCTCGGGGATATTTTAGTCGACCAGTTCAATAATGAGGTAGCTATAACAGAAATAGCTATTGTTCCTTATGAAGAACTTTCCGAAGATTTTTGTGTTTACAATTTAACCGTTAGTTTAGCTCATACCTATATTTGCGGTAATCCTAAAGCATGGATACGGGTACACAATGGAGGTGCAGGTAAAAATGGAGTTATTCCGCAAGGAGTTGAAGCTCCTAACACACTTCAAAGTAGTTCTGTAGCTTACGTTCTTGATCTTATCTCACATGGGCCTATAGTAGGTATTGCAGGGGGTACAGATATACAAAAAGGTATTTACTTTAACAATACTCCTCTTAAAAGCCCTCAAGGACAAGCTAACTTCACAGGCTACTTCCTTGAAAGCGGTGTATATACCCCAGTTACTCCACACATTGCTGCAACTACAGGTACACCAGACCAACCAGTTTTATCAGGTTTCTCCGATGTTGAAACTACTATCTATGCAGAAAATAGACAGGTTAGTTACAGTTCTTCTGTAACAATATCAGTTATAGACTCTGGAAAACAGGCCGCGAGAGTTACACTTAATTTTGCTAATGGTCTTTGGGGACAAAACTTTAAGACAGGTGATATTAATGGAGCTTCCGTTAGTTTTACAATTTATACAAAACCGACTACAAGTTCTATCTGGACTCCAGCTGCTTCAGGGCCATTAAGCGGTAAAACTACTTCTGCCTATATGGTAGATTATTTTATACAAGCTCCTACAGAATGTTTAGCACGTCCAAGTTTAGGCTGGGATATTAAAGTTACTCGCCATGATGAAGATGACACTGTAGGTATACATGACCAATCACACACTGCTTTTTATATTTTTAGTGTAACTACAATAGCTTACTTAACTGAAACTTACCCTGATATGGCTGTAGTAGGTTTACAAGTACCTGCCATTGCTGTTAATAATAGTATACCTACAAGAGGGTATCTTGTTACAGGTTTAATAGTACAAGTTCCCTCTAATTATGATACTGTTCAACGCTTATATAATGGAAGTAGAAGTATTGCCAGCTTTGTGGTTGACGGAGGTACTCATATATATGATGGTGGGGTTAATGCTGGAACTGCTCAAGGTTACTGGAACAAGAGTTTTAAATGGGCATGGACAGATAACCCCGCATGGATACTGTATGATCTCGTAACTAATAATAAGTATGGTCTTGGAAATTATCTAGGGGTAACTGTAGATGTGGATGTTTGGTCTTTCTATGAAGCTTCTTTGTTTAATGATTGTACTTCTTGGAACCCCGTTACACAACAGTACAGTAAGAAATTAATAGCTAATGGAAGTTCAAGTTCTTTATCAGTAACTAGTATAGGTGTATACGGAACAACTACTACTCCAGCACTAACTGCCACTGTTACAGTTCCAGGACACTCTATTAATGTAGGAGATAGTGTTGTTATTTCAGGAGTTAATACTCCTTATGCTTCTTTATTAAATGGAACTTTTGGGGTAGCGAGTATCCTTAATGAAAATACTATAGTTATTAATATAGCAAGCACAACAGTTAACACTGTAGTAGTAAATACTGGAATTACTTTAGTAGATAATTCAACGGCTGGTTTTGAACATAGATTTATCTTTAACATGCCTATAACTGCACAACAAGATGCTTGGCAGTTGCTTCAAGCTATTGCTGGTAGTATGTGGGGTATTTTAACAACTGTAAATGGTAAAATAACCCTACTACAAGATAGACCTAAGACAGTTTCTCGTATTTTTAATACTAGTAATGTGATAAATGGCTTATTTACTTACTCTGGAACAGAAATAACCACACGTACAACTGCAATTAATGTAACTTTTAACGATAAGAATAACTTATATCAACCAAAAACTATAAGCGAATGGGACGAGACCAATGTCGCTTTGTATGGGTATATTCCTAATGATATTGTTGCAGTTGGATGTGTAGATGAAAGCCAGGCACGTAGACAAGCTAAATTTGCCCTTAATACTGCGCTTTATCAGCCTGAAATATGTGTGTTTGGTCTTGGGCTTAATATTATTGACTTAAGTATTGGTGATAGGATAGGCACACAGGATAACTTTAAAG